AGAAGAAGGCGAGGTTGTAAAATACATGTGGGTTAATGAATGGCTACGTGGTACTAAGATTGGTCCAAGCATTTATACAATGATGGAGCCTGTAGCGCACAGCTCTAAGTCTATGACTAATCTTTCATCAGGTACTCCACCTATTATAGGTATGAGTACTAATACAAATGGCTACAAGGTTCAATCCTGTATGGATCTCCTTAAACCTTTTGACTATGCTTATGATATTGGTTTTTGGAAACGAGAGCTTGAGATAGCTACATTTAAAGGAACAGCTACAGCCGTAAACACAGCTTTAATTCCATCTGGTTGGGATCCAGCAGAGTGGTTACAATATACTGCAGTTGATAAGATAATGTTTCTTGACCCTACTCAAGAAGTACTGAAAGGACCAGCTCAAGGAAAAGCAGCAGGAGCCTTTAATACCTTTATTACTCAAGAAGTTTCTATGGGTGCTAATCAATCTGGTATCCAGATGTTGACTAACTACCTTGCTAACATTGAAGCTACCATGGGTAAGATAGCAGGTGTACAAGGAGCCAGAGAGGGAGAAATTGGTACTCGAGAAGCTGTAAGAAACGTACAAGCAGAGATTACTCAGTTTGCTAAAGTAACAGAACGTTGGTTCCAACTTGACTCTGAGTTCCGCAGACTAGTACTATCTAAGTATTTAGAAGCATGTAAGATTGCTTATAAAGATAACCCACAGAGAGGATCATTCTTGCTTGACGATCTTGGCCAACAGTTTGTACAACAGTATAGCGAATTCTCAGAGACTGAGTTTGATATTCATGTAAGTGATTCTAATAGCGATACTCAGTTATTTAATGACTTACGACAGTTAGCACAGGCAGCTATCCAAAACGGTAACGCACAGATAGCAGATCTTGTATCTATATATACATCAGGTTCTTCTCAGAATATTGCACGTAAGTTAAAAGATTCATCAGAGCGTATGGCTCAACAGCAAAAAGAAATGCAACAGCAGTCGCAGCAGTCAGCTCAACAGATGAAGCAAATGGAGATGCAAGACAAACAGGCTGAACGTGAGTTTAAGGCTATGGAAAAACAAAAAGATAGAGACTCTCAAGAAAAAATAGCAGAAATGAGAGCTGACGCAGTATCTTTAAGAGGAGATGCAGATAGAGATGGTATACCAGATATGCTAGAAGTAGAAAAAGCAAGACAAAAAGGTATGATAGACAGCAAAAAGTTAGAATTAGAACAAAGAAAGCAGTCTGAAAACGAAAGAAACAACAGAGTAAAAGAAGAATTGAGTAGGAATAAACAAAAACCATAGGGAAAAACCATAGGCCTTGAGAAAATCTGTGTAAACCTATTAGAAAGTTTGTGTTTAGTATATTAATTTTGTAAACGAATAATAAAGAGCTATGGCTACAAATCCATTTGAAGGAGTTCAGTTGGTTACACCAAATACACCAACAGAAAACTCCGATGACAAACCATTAAACGAAGAGACTCCTAAACAAGAGACCTCTGCAACTGTCCCTCCAGGAATCATTGATCTTACAGGTCTTGAAGATGAGAGACCGTTCCTTGAAAAAGTTAGACAAGAGTCTACCGGTACATTTACTACTGAAGATCCCTCAGAAGCTAGTACTACTAATGACGGCGAGCCAGACACTGTCTACTCTGCTTTAGTTAAAGAGCTTCAAGATAAGGGTATCTTAGAAACTAAAGACGGAATAAGAGTTGAGTCAGCAGATGATCTTGCCGCTCTTTTTGATGAAACCCTTAATTCTCGTTTAGAAGAGAATGTAAACGGATTCGTACAAAACTTCTCAGGACATAAAAAAATGTTCTTAGAAATTGAAGATGCATTCGATGACGAGCTTGTAGCAATGCGAGTTGCTAGAGACATTGAGTATTACAATCAAGTAACTCCTGACGTTCTTGATGCTGAAGAAAATGTTCAAAAAGATATTTTTTCAAGATATCTTAGAGCTAAAGGAATGAATGCATCTGAAATTGCAGAATCTCTTGAAGAAGCAACTACTCTTGCTAAGCTTAGTGAGAAAGCACAAGCAGCACTGCCTCAGTTAAAAGCACAGGCACAGCAGTTTGTTGCAACTAAAAGAAGAGAAAAAGAAGAACGTGTACAACGGCAAACAGAAAAAGAAGAAGAATCTTTTAAAACTCTGATTGACTCTGTAGACGGGCTAAACGAAATTCTACCAGGAGTGGAGCTAACTACTCGTCATAAAACTGCTATGAAAAAAGCAATGACAGATGTAGCTTATACCGATCCAAATTCAGGGGCTCAGTTTACTGAGTTGGGGCATAAGCAAAATAGCAATCCTCAAGGATTTGAAAAACTTATTCAATTTTATAATATACTTGGTCTTTTCAATACTGATAAAGATGGGAACTTTAAGCCGGACATGGGTAAGGTTTCTAAAATGTCAGAAAAGCAAGTAAAGCGTAAATTGGATGAACTAATAAGAGAACAACAACAAACCTCTATACCGGGTCAAAAAAGTTCTGCTGGTACAAAGCTGAACCTTTCATTCTGGGATGAAGCGTTTGGTGAATAAATAATAATTTAATTAATTTAATTTTTGTAAAAATGCAAAAACTTTTCAACACTCAACTTTATCGTCCGAAGGATTTTAAAGGCCTGATTGCTGACAATCACTTTTACGAGTTGTACCAGCAGAGACCTCAACTCCTTGACAAAGCGATTCAGCAAATTTATCAAACGAACCTACAAGGTTCAATGGTAAACTTCGTTAACCGATTCCCAGAAATGGAAGTAGAATTAGAAAACGGATTCTACCAATGGATGCTTAAAGGTCAAGAAGACAAAAACGTACCTCTTGTGGATATCACAGATGAAGGAGGTACTACTTTAACAGGAGCACAAGGTTCCAACCGTCAAAGAATTCGTCTTGTATTCTCTGAACCAATGTTCGAAAGAACTAACGTTCTTAAAGGAGAGACTGACGATTATCACTTCCTTGTAAAAGAAGTACATGAAGAGGGATCTAGATACTCATATGAATGTGAGCTTCTAAATGATGACCTTAACATTTCATTCGTAGTTGGACAAGATATCTCTGTAGGAGATCGTTTCTCTAAGTTTTACGATCTTGTACCTGGTACTCTTTCTTACGAAGGTGCTGAGCCTTACTTTACTTCTCCATTCAAAATGCAGAACCGTCTGTCTATGTGCAGAATGCAGTACAAAGTACCTGGTTCAAGTATTGAGAAAGGACAGAACGAACCATTAGAGTTCCCGTTCATGTACAGAGGTCAAACTGAATCTGTATGGATTAACTACATCGATCTTGTAGTAATGTATCAAGCCGAAGAAATGATGGCTCGTGCGTCTTTATATGGTAAGAAAAACTGGACAGTTGATTCAGGTTACTTAAACAATGATGACGTAAACGGATTCGAAATAGGTGCAGGTTCTGGTTTCTTCGAGCAAATTGCTCCAGCTAACCGTCACTTGTATAATACTTTCGATCTTGATTACTTAATGGAAGTTGCTCTTGACATGTCTATCGGTAAGATAGGTAGAGGAGATCGTCACTTACACATCATTACTGGTGAAAGAGGTGCTATTGAAATTCACAAGCAAATCCAACAAAAAGCTAACGGCGATTCTATCTACAGTAATGTTACTGGTGGTAGTCCTGCTTATGGTGCTGGAGCTGCTAACAATACAGGAGCAATCAACCCAATGAGTTTTGGATACCAGTTTGTAGAGTATAACTACTACAACGGTATTAAATTAACTGTTGAGATTGCTGACTTTATGGATGATGATGTTTACTTCCCTAAGCGTCACCCAGAAGGTGCTGGTATTGCTGAGTCACACAGAATGATTGTAATGGGCTTCGGCGAATCTGCAGAAGTTTATAAAGTTCGTCCAAAAGGGCGTGACGATATTTACGCTTATATTGCTGGTCTTCGTGATCCATTTACTGCAGGTGGTAAAGGTAAAACTTCTCCTAAGATGGTATCTTCACCAATCGACGGATATGAAGTACACTCTGCTAAGTTCGGCGGATTGGTAATGAAAGATCCTACTAAGGTTCTTGACTTCCAGTTAAACGTATCTTAATACTAATTAATAAGAGGGGGAGTAAAATCTCCCTCTTTTTATACTTTTTGCATCATGATGAAAAAAAAGAAAAAAAATATGGGCGGAGTTTTAACCGCTAAGAAAGCAATGGGTCCTGGAGGTAAAGCTAAAAAAGCTAATAGACAAAGAACTAGAGCTATTAATAAAATGGGCAAAGCTACAGCGCTTTATAATAAAGGAGCAGAAAATAAAAAATCTACATCAGCAACTGCTCAAGAGTTTGGTCAGGGTCAACAAGCTAGATCTAAAGGAAAAGAAAACAGAGCAAAAAACCTTTTAGCTAAGTCTAGAAAAACTGCTACTAAAAATAATCTAACCTTTGGGTCTAACGACCTTTACATGAAAGCAGGAGGTAGTTATAAAAAAGCTAAGATGTCTGACGTAGCTAAATATGCAGCTGGAGGTGCAAAACCTAATTCAGGCGCTGTTAAACTGGCTAAAAGTATTGCTAAAAAAGCAGGTATGAAAGTAGTTTCTGCTGCTTATGGTAAAAAGGTTATACGTAAGAAGAAGTAATTTTATTAAACAAAAGAACAGAGAAAAATGGTATTTAATCACCCTTATTTAAAAGATAAGATCATCGACGTTAAGCCCGTAGAGGCTGGACAGAAATGGAAAGGAATTGTGTCTAACTATAGAGAGAAGGAGAATGATCCATTCTTATTCAAGAAAGTAGTTAAGTCATTTGAACTTCCTTTAAACTCAGCCTCTAAAGGAGGAGGAGTAGCAATTATTATGGATTCTGTAACTAAGTCTGTTTGTCCTGATGTCATGAATGACGCTGGGAATCCAGAAGAACTTACAGAACAAGAGTACTTTGAAAAAATCATTGGTAGATCTTTAAACCCGTATCTTCCAAAAGATACAAATTTCTGGAGAGCAGATTCTAGAGCAAGAGTACAGATTAGAGACGCACGTCTTCGTCTGGATCTTAAAAGCCCAATGGACATGTTAAAGTTCAAGATTTTATCTGCTAATGATTCAAAGTTTGCATCTTCGCCTCAATCATATCGTACTATCCGTAGAGCTAGTTACGAGTATGTATTTACTAACGTAGATGAGATGAGAGATGAAACACTAGAACGTTTAGAACTAGAAGCAAAAGCTTACTCACTGTTTGACTCAGTATGTAAGTCTGAATCTGATATGAGAGACTTCTTGCGAGTAGCTGGAAAATCTCCTTCTGATGCTTCTAATATTAAACAATTAAAAGCTAGTGTAGGTAAGCTTATGGAAGATGATCGAGAAATTTTTGTTCAAATTTTAGATGATCCTCTTTACGAAGACAAACTATTTATTGCAGACGGACGTAGAGCCGGTAATATAGATTTAAATAGAAATATCTACACACTTGATTCAGGAGTAGAGCTAGGTACATTAACTGATACTATTCACTGGTTTAACAAAGAGGAGAACCAAGAGACTAGACTTAGAGTCCAAGCAATGATTGATCAACTTAGAGAAATAGAATAATGACAGCAAACGAAATGGCAGAAAAGCTTGAGTTCCTATTAGATAGGGCTAATGCATTTGGTTCCCCAGGGTACACAGATGTAGAGCTTTCGTCTGTTCTTTCGTCTGCTCAAATTCAGTATACTAAAAGGTTTTATAGCTATAAAAGCAAT